TCATACGGCCTTGAGCATTCGAACACCGGCCGTCTCCGGCGCCATGACCGCCCGCACCTTCGCCGCGACGTCCTCGGGCGAGTGCTGGTAGATCCATGTCACCTTGGACCCTCGATCGTGGCCCATGACCGTCTGCGTGTCCTTCTCGTCAATGCCGAGATCCTTGAGCCACGTCGCGAAGACGTGCCGCAGGTCGTGCACCCGCGGCCACCACTCGGTTCGCCCCGTCTCCGGGTTCGTCACCTTGCGGGCGAGGCCCGCGTCTTGGATGGCCGGCACCCACGTGCGGCGGAAGTTGTGCCGCGTGAGTACCCCGCCCTGCGGGCCGCGGAACACGAGCTCGTCGGCGACCAGGTCGTACGGGTCGTCTCCGATCGGCGTCACCGTCTCCCGGGGCCGCCACCGCTTGACCATGACGCGGATCGCGTCGGCCGCGGCCGGGGTGAGCGGTACGGTCCGGAACCCGGCGACGCTCTTCGGTGCCGCCTTGCGGAATAGCCTCCCGTTGTCCTCGCTGAGCACCTCCTTAACCTTGAAGTGCTGAGCGTCGAGGTCGACGTTTTCCCACCGCAGGCCGGTCGCCTCGCCCCACCGCAGCCCGGTCTCTTCGAGGAAGATCACAAGCGGTTGGTAGTACATCGGGACGTGCTTCCGGATGAGCGCGCACTGTTCCTTGGTCGGCGGCCGCACGTCGTCGGCGTGCTTCTTCGGCGCCGCCTCGATGTCGACCTCGGCGGCCGGGTTGAACGCGATGCGCTTGCCGTCCTTGACCGCGCCCCGGAGCATCATGTTCAAGAGCTCTAGGCACTTCTTCCGGGTGTGGTACCCCTTCACCTCGTTCGTGAGCCAGTTCTGCAACTCGATGTATTCGAGGTCGCACAACCGCCACTTGCCCCACTTCGGCTCTATGTGGACCGACCAGTTCGACAGCTTCCGGTTCGTGGTCGTGACCGCCTTCTTCGGCTGGCTCGGCCACCACAGGGCCCACCACTCCGAGAGGCTGATCTCTCCGCGCACGGGGTCGTTGTACGTGCGGCGCCGGACGCGGGTCCGGACGTCGTCGAGGAAGTCGTCGGCCTCGCTCTTCTTCGCGAAGTTCTTCGCCTTCTGCTTGCCCGCCGGGTCGCGGTATCGGGCCTGCCACGAGCCGATGCAGTCGCGCCGGCGCTTGCGCTCGCCGTGCTGCTCGGGCGGGTACTCCTCCATGCACGCGGCGCAGCCGCACGACTTCGACCGGAGCTGTCGGGGGTTGTTCGCTGCTCTACGAGGCATGGCGGCGCCTCGCGTCTGCCGTGGCGGTGCTCGGCCTCGTCGAGGCCCGAGTCTTACGCGTCACTGTTGATCACCTCTGCGTTCTGTCGCTGCTGCGGAACGCGGGGGAGCCGTATCGGCTCTCCGCACCAGCAGAGTGCACCGTGCTCTTCCTGCGGGATGTGGAGTTCGGCCAGTACGGCGCGAACCGCGGAGAGCGCGTATCGGTCGCGCAACTCGCCCGGGATGGTGATCAGGCCCCGGGCGGCGTCGTATGGCTCTGTGAGCTCACGGCGCGGTGCGTACCGAACACGGATACACATGAACTCTCCCCCCGAAGGCATGACGGACTGTCGGTTAGTCATATGCCAGAGGGGGAGGACTCGGGCACGCTCGCTCGATCGAAGGTAACGCGTCCCCGTGGGAGATGCACGCACTTAGGCCCGATTTTGTGGTTGCAACCTCACCGTGAGTGAGGGGCTCCGTTTGGGCGTAACCGCTGTGACCTGCGCGGACGGTTGTTCGCGGGTCAACTATGACGAGTGACGATTGCTTTCCGCGAGGGCTGCCGCCTGGATCGTCAACATCTGCTGCTGCTCTTCGGTCAGCCGGTCGAAGACGTCGAGGATGCGCTGCCGCGCGTCGGGGCTGAGCGGGGCCGGCGCCTTGCGGCCGGCGGCTGCCGTGAGGCGCTGCACGGTGTACTTCGGGTACGCCTCGGCGATCTTGCGGATCGCGTCATCGCGCGGTGTCCGCTTGCCGGCAAGCCACGTGCTCACGGTGGACGGAGACCCGCCGATCGCGCGCGCGACGTCGCTGCCGTTGACCTTGTACGTGGTCAGCAGCTCCGCGAGAACCTGCGCGATTGTCTCGTTGTCCTTGTCGTCCACGCGCATAAGACTGCCGCCCACCTTCTACTTTTCGCAAGCGAAAGTAGAAGCGTGCCGCAGTTGTGGCTCGTTCTTTAAGAAGCGGCACGGCCTCCCCGCCATGCGCACCTCGTTGTGCCTGAGCGGCCAGAGTAGAACATCTTTTCGAGTGGCGCAGCCACCTGGTAGTTCCTCGGCGAGTCTCGAACGCGCCGCGTTGACATGGTTGTGACTGTGACTGTAAAAACGTCACATCACCCCGGTTCTGGAGTGACACGGGCACCAACCGGCACGAGGTCAACATGCCAAAGCTGAAACGCAAGGGCGACGGTCAGCCATTGCGGGACGCCATGAAGGCCGCCGGCCTGTCCATCACTGGACTTGCCGACGCGACCCGCCGGGTCGACCCCGCGGGTAAGGGCGTAAGTAGCGCCACCGTCGGTCGCCTTGCGGGACGCGGGAAGTCCGCCCGCACGCGGTGCGACTGGCGGACGGCGTGGGTCATCGTCGAGGCGCTGCACAGACGAACCCCTACCCCGCTTCAAGACCTCTTTGTCATGCCTACAGCCATGCCCACAGATTTGACTGTGACAGTAGAAAGGTCAAGGGCAGATGCCGAAGAAGACTGACCGCGTCACCACGCTGCCCGGCGGGCTCGTCCCGCTGCTGACGCAGCGCGAGATCGAGACGTACTACGGCGTCTCTGACTGGCAGATCCTCCAGTGGATCAAGGCGGGCATGCCGACCGAGCCCTTCGCGGGCCGCGGCCGCCGCTTCTGCCTCGAAAAGTGCGAGCGGTGGCACGCCGAGCAGACCGCGCAGACCGAGCTCGCCGCCACCGCCTGAAACGCACGTCGGGGCCGCTTCGGACTGGCCTCCGAAAACGGCCCCTCGGCTCACCCCTCACCACCGAACTGATTGTGAGGCGATCGCCGTGATCGCACAGCGTATCCACCCCCCACGCAGCGACGACGCGAAGACGAGCGACAACCGACTCGCCGTCGAGACGACCGTCGCGTACCTCGCGCTGCCCGCCCCGACCCTCGTCGCCCGCCCCGACGCCGTGCACGTCATCGTCGCCGACTCCGACGACCTCGGCCGGTGGCTGTACCACCTCGGCGGCGAGGTGCACCGCGGCCCGCACACGGACGACGCGGCGCTGTGGACCCTTCGCACCGAGACGCCGGTACGCGGCGACGGCTCGAAGGTCGCGGTCCGCGTGCACGCCACCGTCGTTGACGGCGACGCCGTCCTCGTCGACGTGCGACGGGCGGTGGCCAATGTCTGAGCAGCACATGCCCGTTGACGGCCCGTTCCGCCTGTACGCCGAGGCGATCCCGGCCGGTGCGACGCTCGACGTCGCCTCGTTCGTCGAGCACGTCGTGCACGACCTCGTCGAGCTGCTGCTCACCGACGAGTACGCCGACCGCCTCGACGAGCTCGCCGAGGCGCAGCCGGCCGACCCGCACGAGGTGCAGCGGCCGAGCGATCTGCGGTTCGAGTCCCTCGTCGCCGACCTGGTCGACGAGACGAGCACGAAGATCCCGGTCTACGGCGCGCAGGTGCTTCGGCTCGCCGAGACGCTGCGGAAGATCGCCGTGCCGAAGCCGGTCCCGACGCAGCGCACCGAGGGCGGTGCGGCCGCGTGAAGGTGACCATCCGCGAGAACTTCCGCGTCGAGGTGACGCCGCGCGCCCTCGGCCACTGCGGCTCGTTCACGATCCCCGACGAGCGCATGAGCGGCGACCCGGCGGCCGCGTACCGCGAGCGGTGCGAGGAAATCGCGACCGCCGTCGGGCGGCACGTCGACAACGTCGAGGCCGCGATCGTCCGGTACGACACCCGCCACGAGTGCTCGTTCTGCGGGCTCACGTGGGAGGTGCTCACCGCGGCCGACGCTGCGAACCCCCGCAGTCGGCTCGACGAGCACAGCGTCGAGGGCGAACCGGTGTGCTGTGACGAGGCGATCGCCGAATTCCGCACCGAGCGGGGCATCCCCGCCGAGGGCAGCGACGAGGCGTGCGGCCCGGCGTCCGCGATCCGTTCCGAGCAGACCGATTCGGGTTGGCGGGTGCGGTGGCAGCAGGACGGCCGCCGCCGCGCGAAGACGCTGCCGACGCAGGGCGAGGCCGATCTGCTCGCGAGCTCCCTCGCCAAGGGTGGTGAGTCCTCGTGACCCGGCTCGACCAGGCCCGCCGCTCCGTCCGCGAGTTCCTCAAGCTCATGAGTGGCGACGCGGCGCCCGAGTGGCGTACCTGCTACAGCACCGACGGCACCGACGAACCGACCGGGCTCGCCCCGGCGTGCACCGACGAGGGGCACGACGAGGACGACGGCAGTGTCTACGTCTGCTGTCCCGAACCGGTCGTCGAGTGCGAGTCGTACAAGCTCGCCGAGTACCTCGTCGCGCTGCTCAACGCCGACCGCGAGGGCGGCGCCCGGTGACCGACCCGAAGAACGCCGTCGCCACCGAGCGGGGTCGCTACTACCGCGACCCCGCCGGGGGCCCGGACTTGATCAGCGTCACGAACGCCGCGGGCTCGTCGGTCCACAAACCGGCGCTTGTGCCGTGGGGTGCCGGGCTCGTCGCCGATCACGTGATCGCCGACCCGATCGCGGTCGCGCGCCGCGCCCGGACCGAGCCGACCGCGCTGCGCCGCGAGCTCGTCGCGCTGCCGAACACGAACCGCGAGCGGGCCGCCGACCTCGGCTCGCGCGTGCACCACCGTGCGCACGCGATCGTCATCGGCGCCCCGTATCCGGCCGACCCCGAGGTCGAGCCGTACGCGGTGCAGCTCGCGAAGTGGTTCCGGCTGTGGCGCGTCGACTTCGACCGCGACGTCGAGGCGGTCGAGACGACCGTTCTCAACCGGACGCACGGCTACGCCGGTACGGGCGATCTGTGGCTGTGGCTGCCGACCGGTCCGCGCGGGCGCCGCGAGCTGTGGCTGATCGACTACAAGACGAGCGCGCGCAAGCCCGCGACGACCGTCTACGCCGAGCAGCCTTACCAGCTTGCCGCGTACCGGTGGGCCGAGGCCGCGCTGCTCGCGGACGACTCCGAGGTGCCCGCGCCGCGGCCGCGCCGTACGGCCGTGCTCAACCTGCGGCCGCGCTCGCACCGGCTGATCGAACTTCCCTCCGACCGCCCGGTGTTCCGGGCGTTCCTCGGCGCGCTGCGCAGTGCCCGCCACCTGCACGAGGCGCCGGCCGAATACCCCTCGATCCTGCCGCCGTGGGCGCCGGGGTCTGCTGAACGAAAGGCGGCGTGACCCATGGGTTCCCGCATCATGACCATGAAGCGGCAGGCGGCCGAGCTCGGCCGTATCCGCACCGGTTACAGCCGACCGCACTCCGACCCCAACAAGCGGCCGGTGCCGGTCAAGAGCAAGACGTTCGTACTCAGCAGCCACTCGCGCGACTACGTCGCCGCGGCGGCCGAGCTGTACGGCGGCCGCGTCGAGGAATGGACGCCGCAGAACCAATCCGTCGCGCAGTTCCGCGTGATCACCGAAGCGAGCGAGCTGCGCGCGATCCTGCCGCAGGGCGACCCGCTGTCGCAGTCGTACGAGATGTGGAGCGGGGGCGGCTGCGCCCGGCGCTGCGACGGCGAGACCGAGCAGCTCACCCGGCGCCCGTGTCTGTGCTTCGCGCAGTACGGCGACGACTGGCACCTGCGGTCGGCTCGCGAGGTCTGCAAGCCGACGAGCCGTATCAACGTGATGTTGCCCGACCTGCCCGACCTCGGCGTGTGGCGGCTCGAATCGAAGAGCTACTACGCGGCCGACGCCATGGCGGGCGGGATCGACACCGTGCTCGCCGCGACCGAGGGCCGGTCGATGATGCCGGTCCGCATGTGGATCGAGCAGCGCACGCGGGTCGCGAACGGCAAGACCAAGAACTTCCCCGTCGTCATGGTGGTGCCGTCGCTGCCCAAGCTGCGGCACGCGCTCAATGGGCCGATCTCGACGGCGGCCGCGCTCGACCCGAGCAGCCTCGACCGCCCGGCGATCGCGGCGGCCCCGGCCGAGCGGCCCGACTACCTCGCCGACGCCCGCGCTTGTCGCACTGCCGACGAGGTGCGGCAGGTGTGGCGCCGGGCGAACGAGGCGGGGCACGTCGACCCGAAGGGCGGCGACGAGCTGTCGCAGCAGCTCATGCAGATCGCCCGCGACGTCGAGGCCGGGGTCGACCCGCGGACCGGCGTCGTCGAGGACGACGACCAGGACGACGACGAGCTCGACGACGACGGCGCGGTCGAGGCCGAGATCGTCGAGGACGCCGAGCCGCCTACCGCGTGGCCGGCCGTCGCGCAGCCCGGCGGGGGTGCGTCGTGACGCCGTGGCACCTCGGGCGCCTGTGCGCGTTCGACCTTGAGACGACCGGCACGGACGTCGAGGCCGACCGCGTCGTGACCGCGGCCGTGATCGGGCTCGGCGGCGGCGCCGAGGCGGTGTCGTCGTCGTGGCTCGCCGACCCCGGGGTCGAGATTCCCGAGGGCGCCGCGGCGGTGCATGGCATCACGACCGAGCACGCTCGCGCGAACGGTCGCCGGGCCGTCGAGGTCGTCGACGAGATCGCGGCCGCGCTCGCGGGCTACCTCGGCACGGGCGTGCCGATCGTCGCGCACAACGTCGCCTATGACCTCACGCTGCTCGACCGCGAGTGCCGCCGGTACGGGCTGCCGACGCTGCTCGACCGGTTCGTCGACGACGTGCTGTGGCCCGTGATCGACACGCGGGTGCTGGACACGCACGCGCTGCCGTACCGCAAGCGCCCGAGCAAGACGCAGGGCGCGCGGCAGCTCATCACCCTCGCGCAGGTCTACGGGCTGCCGTGGGTCGAGGACGACGCGCACGGCTGCGAGTACGACGCGCTCATGTCGGCCCGGATCGCGTACCGGATCGGGTGGCTCGCCCACACCGACCGCGAGCAGTGGCCCGAGCACATCCGTACCGCCCGCCGGCCGCGGTTCCACGCGTTCGCCGACCTCGACGTCGAGGCGCTGCACCACCTGCAAATCCGGCTCGCCGCCGAGCAAGCCGAGGGGCTCGAAAAGCACTTCCGCAAGAGCGACCCCGAGGCGCGCGTCGACCGCGCGTGGCCGCTGCGCCCGTGGGCCGAGTCCGCTACCGAGGGGGCACCCGCATGACGCACCGAATCAAGCTGGTCGACCTCGACGAGCACTCGCTCGTCGTCACGATCGACGCCGACGGCGTCACCGAGGTACACGGCGCCGGAATGTGCAAGATGCGGGCGGCCGCGATCCTGTGGGACGTCGGGACGCAGCTCGCCGCCGAGCACCCGGTCGGCCCGTGCCTGCCGCAGCCCGAACCGCAGCACGACCGGCCCGGCGAACCGCTGATCGCGCATGCGGGCAGCCTCGACCGCGCCCGCGGGCTGTGGACGGACGGCACCGGGCACGCGTGGGATCTCTCGCTCGCGTGGCGCGACGTCACCGATCAGGCGTGGCGGTGGCACGGCAGCCTCGACCGGCAGGGAACGCCGATCATGCGCAGCAGCGACGGGTCGGTGTCCGAGCCGCTCGACGTCGTGCGCGCGGTGTACGGGCCGCTCGCCCCGGTGTTCGGGGACGAGGCGTGACCGCCGGGCTCGTCGCGCCGGGCGCGGCGTCGCCGCTCGCCGACGTGGTCGCGGCCCCCGCCGGGCTGCGGGTGATCGGCCTTGATCTGTCGATCACGTCGACGGGTGTGTGCCTGCCCGACGGCACGACGTACCGGATCAAGACCCGGGCGGCCGACGTCGACCGCAGGCTGCTGCACATTCGCGACGCGGTCGCCGACGACCTCGCCGAGCACCGGCCGCACCTCGCCGTCGTCGAGGATCTGCCGACCAAGATGCAGGCGACCGCGGTCAAGGGCATCGGCGGCGTGCACGGCGTCGTCAAGGCCGCGCTACTCGACGCGGGCGTGCCGTATGCCCTGGTCTCCCCGGCGACGCTCAAGAAGTACGCCACGGACTACGGCAACGCCGACAAAGCCCGGATGGCTGCGGCCGCGTACCTCGCGGCCGGCGCCGAGTTCGCCGACGACAAGGGCGGCGACCAGTGCGACGCATGGTGGCTGCGCGCCGCCGGGCACGACGCGGCCGGCGCCCCGCTGTTCACCATGCCGAGCGCGCAGCGCAAGCGGCTGTCGGTCGTCGCGTGGCCGACGCTGCGGGGCCGGTCGGTATGAGCGGCATCGGCCCGTCGATATGCGGCCCGCACCCGGGCTACGGGCTGCGGGTGCGCCTCGATCACGCGAAGGCGAAGAGCCTCGCCTCGGCTGACTTCGCGTGCTCGTGCGGGCTGCCGCCCGAGGACGCCGTCGGTTACGACGCGGTCGCGTCCCTCGTGATCCGGGCCGAGCGCCACATGCGCGACGACTGCCCCAACCCCCACGTGCGTAAGCGGGCCGCGCTGCGGTCGGCCCGCCGGATTCAGCGAGACAGCAAGCGAAGGAAGTGACACCCATGCCGAAGATCGACAATGAGGCCGAGGTCGAGGTGAAGGTCGACAGCGGGGCCGGGTTTTTGCAGATGGCTCTCACCGCCGATCAGCGGCGCGGGTTGTTCGAGCGGCCCGGCACGAGCGTCTTCGCGATCGTGCAACTCACCTCGAAGTCGTACACCGGGCACGCGGACGGCGAGGACAAAGACCCGCAGGTGAAGGTGCGCATCACCCTCGCCGAGGTCGCGCAGGACGACCGGCAGGCGCAGCTCGTCGCCGAGGTCATGCGCGCGATGATGCGCCGCCGCAAGATGAACGACACCCTCGACGAGCTCGGCCCCGGCGCGCACGACGCCGAGGACGCCGTCGCCGATGCCCTCGCCGAGCATCCGACCGAGTCGGAGTATCAGGCGCACCTCGACCGCAAGCGCCACGGCACCCGAGTCGAGCAGTACGGATGACCCGGCCCTCGCGCAGCAGCAACGGCGCGCGCCGTACGCGGTGCCGCTGCGGGCAAACGGTTCTGCGGCAGCTCGTCGGACGTCGCGCGGCACTCGATGTGACCGCCGACGTCGCCGAGTTGACCGCGGCCGCCGCCGCCGAGCTGCGCGAGCCGAACCGCCTCGACTGGTGCCTGCGCCGCCGCGCGGACGGGCCCGACCTGGTGTGGTCCGGGCCCTCTCACCGGGCCGCCTGCCCACACCCCCACGTGATCGACCACCAGTGCACCGCCCCCGCGGCCGCACCGCCGCGGCCCCGCGCCGCCCGCACGTCCTCGGTTCCCGAGGGTCAGATCGCCCTCGTCTAAGGAGCTCACCCCCATGTCTTGGTTCGCCGTCGACGACAGCGCCCACAGCCACCCGAAGGTGGTCGCCGCGGGGAACGCCGCGCTCGGGTTGTGGCTGCGCTGCGGGACGTACGCGGCGCAGCACTTGACCGACGGCATCGTGCCCGGCGCCGTCGCGCGCATGTACGGCTCGAAGACGCAGATCACGAAGTTGGTCACGGTCGGGCTGTGGCACGAGCGCGGGCACACCTGCACGCATCCGAAGTGCGCGCAGCCGGGGCCGGACGAGTACGCGATTCACGACTACCTCGAATACAACCCCACCCGCGCGCAGGTGCAGGGCCGCAAGGAACGCGAGGCGGAGAAGAAGCGGCGGCAGCGTGCGGGCGGCGCCGGGGGCGACGGCGGACCGGGCGGCGCCCCGCGGCAGCCCCGCCTCGACGAGACGCCGGGCGCGAACGGCACCGGGCACAACCGCGCGCAGCCGATCCCCGCCGACTGGCAGCCGAGCGAGGCGGACGTGCGGGCCGCGCAGCTCGCCCGCGCCGAATCCGGCCGCGAGCAGCTCACCGACCAGCAACTCGCCGCCGTCACCCGCAAGTTCGTGCAGCGGCAGCTCGACGACCGTACGTGCGCCGTCGCGTGGGGCGGTCGGTGGCAGCAGTGGGCCGAGAACGAACGCACCGACCCGCCCCCGGGCGGCGGGGTCGTCGTGCCGTTCAACGCCCCGCAGACCAAGGGACAGCAGCAGCGCGCCGGACTGGCGCGGCTGTTCGAGCAGACCGGGGAGGTCTGACAGTGGACGTACAGGAAGTGATCAGGCTGCTCGGCGAGATCAGCCTCGTCGACGACCGGGTCGTGAAGACCGACGAGGCCGAGCAGAAAGCGCAGGTCCGCATGTGGGCCGTCGCGCTGAGCGAGGTACCCCTCGACTACGCGGGCGAGGCGGTCGGCCGGCACTACGCCGAGAGCGCCTATCCGATCATGCCGAAGGACATTACGGCGCGGTGGCGGGACACCGTCCGCGAGCGCCTGTCGCGGCAGGTGGGCACGTTCGAGCCGAGCCATCACCCCGAGCTCGACCCCGACGACAAGTACGGCAACGCCTACGTTGCCGCGCTGCGGGCCGGCCGTACGGCGGTCATGACCGGGGCCGAGCAGCCGCGCGAGTTGCCCGAGCTCGTCGGCCGGGTCGGTCGCACCGTCGAGGCGGCCCCGGCGACCGAGGGGTACCTCGCCGCGAAGGCCGCGCTCTTCCCCAAGCGCGACAAGCCCGCCGGGCCCACCGGACCGCCCGAACTCGCCGTCGGCTGCCCCGCGTGCGAGGCGGCCCCGCACCGGCCGTGCCAAACGACGAAGCGCGGCCGGCCGATGACCGGCACGCACCCCTCGCGCCGCGACGCGTACGCCGCGCAGCAAGGGGCCGCCGCATGACCGCCGCCGCCGAGCAGCCGATCGCCGACGCGTGTGTCGCGGTCATCGCGGCCGCCATCGAGGACGCCGTCGCCGACTACCCGAATGCCACCCCGGCGACGCAGGCCCGGCACGCGGTGCGCGCGCTCGCGGCGCAGGGCTGGCAGATCACCGCCGAGCCGCAGCTCGCGGCACTTACCGAAGGGGGCACCCGATGACCGACGACCTTTCGCAGATCGCGCCCGGCCCGCAGTTCATTGGCGCGCGGATCGTGCACGCCGACGAGCAACTCGCGCCGCCGCGCCGGTTCGTGCTGCGCCGCCGCGTGGACGTGTCCGGCATCAGCGGGACCGGCGACGTCGCCGACGGCGTGCTGTGGCCGGACGGCACGGCGTCGATCCGGTGGCGCGGTGAGCATCCGAGCGTCGTGTTCTGGGATCGCGGCCGCGTCTCGGTCGAGGCGATCCACGGTCACCAGGGCGCGACCGAGGTCGTGTTCGTCGACCAGGACGACGAGCAGCCGGTGCCCGCCGGCGACGGCGGGGCGCCGCTCGACCCGGCGGCCGCGCCGCTCGTGCTGCGCCGCGTGCTCGATCACGCGCTGCGGCGGCCGGTGCCGTGCCCGAACTGCACCCGCACCGCGCCGTGCCGGTGCGTCGCGGACCGGACCGAGGGACGGGTCGACGCCGTCCTCGCTGCCCTCGGCCCGTGGCTCACGACCCGGCCCGGGGACGCGGCATGACCGTCGAGTTCGACGCCGACGACCTCGACGACGACGAGCTCGACGCGCTCGCCGAGATGAGCGACGACGACCTCGCCGAGCTGTACGAGGACCCCGGCCCCGACAACCCGCTCGCCGGATACGCCCGCCCCGCGACCCGGTCCCCGCACGAGATCGACCCGTACCGCGCAGTCGACGACCTGCGCCCCCTGTAACCGCCCGCCATGAACACCCCGCGAGGAACCATGACCACCCAACCCGAGCAGACCGGCGAGCGCGTCGAACGCGTCTGCCGCGCCGCCCTCGACGAAATCCGCATGTGGCGCCACAAGCAGCCGCACACCGATGCGCCGCTCTTTGCCGAGCTCGACGCGATCCTCGACCGGGCCGCCGTCGGCCGGATCGAGGCGCACCTCGGCAACCCCGAGCCGACGTCGCTGCCCGAGGCGGTCGCGGCGCATCACACGCTGATCGAGCAGCGGCACCGCATCATCACCGACGCGCATCACGCATGGGACCTCGCCGAGGCGCACGCGATCCGGAACATCGCCCGGTTCATGCCCGCGGCCGGCCGGAAGGGCGGCGACGCATGAGGACGCACCCGAAGCACGACGCAATCGCGCGGCTGCTGCGCGAAGGGTTGAGTAACGGTGAGATCGGGCGCCGGCTGCACACCGACCGGCACGCCGTCGCCCGCATCCGGCGCGGCCTCGGGCTGCCGAACATCGTGCAGCGTGTGCAGACGCTCGACGAGAAGTGGGCGGCGAACACCCGGGCCGCCGACGGCGGGCACGTCGAGTGGACCGGCGAGCGCGGGTCGAGCAGCGGCACGCCCGTGATGCGGTACCGCGAACAGTCGTACAGCCCGGCCGCGGTCGCGTTCCGCATGCGGACCGGCCGCGACGCGCAGGGCTACGTCAAGGCCGAGTGCGGCGTGAAGCACTGCGTCGCCCCCGCGCACGTGCAGGACGAGGCCGAACGCCTCGCCGCGCGGGCCGAGTTGCACCCGGGGCCGCTCACTGGCCGGTGCCGGTACGGCCACGAACGCGCCGAGCACGGCCGGTTCGAGCCGGACGGCACCGCGTACTGCGCCCGCTGCAAGTACCTCGCGAAGTTCCCCGACAAGGACGACCGGGCGCTGCTGCCCGAGGTGCAGCCCTTGAAGCCTGCCCGCTCGTGGGAAGAAGCGTTTCGCCGCTACGCACAGCCTGTGGACGGCGGGCACCTCGTGTGGGGCGGGACGCGGGCGAACGGCACCCCGGTCGTGTCGTGGCGCGGAACGACCGTCACGGCGGCCCGCCTCGCCCTCCGTCTGCACACCGGCCGTGAGCCCGAGGGCCGGGTGACGCGGGCGTGCGACGTGCCGCTGTGCGTGGCCGGCCCGTGCTTGCAGGACCGGCCCATGCGCGAGCGGACGAACGAGCTCTTCGCGGCGATCTTCGGGGTCGCGGCATGACCGACACAGGAGCGACACCCATGAGCACACCCGACGACGAGCAGTGCGCACACGAGTCGTGGGAGGTGACCGGCGAACACCAGAGCCCGGCCGGGTTCGTGAAGTCGCGACGCTGCGCCGACTGCCGCGAGCACCTCGACCCCGTCGTCGAGGACGAACCCCATTGGGGCGACGCGCAGCAGCTCGCCGAACTGCCCGAGGGCGACGTCGAGTACACCGTCGAGGCACGGCTGCAAGCGGGCGCCCGGCGCGACCGGTGGGCGTGGGTGCCAATGGCGTTCGCGCTGCGCACCCCGGCCGCCGCCCGCACCACCCGCGATGCGATATCGGCCTCGCTGTCGGGCGCCGAGTGCCGCGTGCTGCGGTGGACGTCGACCGCGGCCGTCGTCGACGACGCCGAGCTCGACGCCGCGGTGCCCGCCACCGTGCGGCCGCTCGCCGACAAGGCCGGCCGATGACCGTCGTCCTGGTCGTCGTCGCCGTCTGGGCCGTCTCGTGCGTGCCCCTCGGCTGGTGGGCGTGCCGCCGCGACCCCGCCCCCTTGTCCCGTACCCGCCCCGAGGCGCCCCCGCGGCGCCGCTGAAACACAAGCAGGGCGCCCCATGCCGGCAAGCAATCCGGGGCGCCCCATACGCGGTGTGATCACCCTACGCCCCGTCGCACCACCAGGAGCGCACACCATGCAGCACACCGCCCGCCCCGCCCGTATCGCCGCCGACGACCTGCGCGTCGTCCTCGACCACTGGCAGCACATGCGAGACCTGATCGACACCGCTCGGCCCCGCACCGGGGCCGAGTACCTGCGCGCCCTCGATGCGCACGACGCCGCCGAGGCCGCCCTCGACCGCGCCGCGGCGGCCCCCGAGCGCGAGCACCTCGTGCTCGCCGAGCAGCCCGCCCCGCTGCGGCTGCACGTCGTCGACGCCTGCCGCGCCGTCGAGGTCACGCTCTGCTCGCTCGCCGACGAGATCGCCGCCGAGGTGCAACGGTCCCCGATCACCCCGCCGCGCCGCGCGGTCGCCGGCGACGCGGCCGCCCTCGACCTCGAACTGCTCGCGATGCGCGACGCCGCAGACGAGCGGCGGTGGCGGTACAACCTGAGCGAGCAGCGCACCGCGCCGCGGGCCGCCGAGTGGCTGCTCGCGCGACTGCACGACGAGGCCGGTCCGTTCCTCCCGCTCGACGAGGCGCAGCGCGCCCGCATCGGCCGTATCGCTCGTGAGGCGGCGCGACGAATCGAGCGGACCGTCGGGATCGAGCAGCGGCGCGCATACCCGATGGACGACCGGCCGTGCCCGTGGTGCGGCGCCACGCTCACGATGCACCGCGGCGGTAGTGATGCGGACGCCGTGACCTGCGAGAACGGTTACGACTGTGGCGCCCCGGTGCCGGTCGTCGAGGGGCGCCGCACGTGGGCGGCGCCGCACGAGCTCGTCGCCCTCGAACAGGCCCTCGCCGCGGCCGAGCAGCGGCGCAAGCGAGCCGAGGCCCGGCGCCGACAGCGCGCCGCCGCACGGGCCGCATAGGCACACAAAAGCCGCTGTCGTTCCCGCGTTGGGGTGCGACAGCGGCTCGCCCGGTCCGGTGGCCGGCTACTTCGCGGCGTGCTCCCGAAGGATCGCGGCCGCCGCGTCCGGCCCGCCGGCCTGGTCGACAAGCTCGCCGATCTCGACCGGCACGAGGGCAGCCTGCCGCGTTCGCGCTCGGCCGCGGCCTACGAGCCAGACAAGGCGCCCGCTGGCAACGCGACGCGCAACGCTCGACAGGTTGCCTTTCGCTTCTGATACGGGCAGTTCGGAGCTATCGAGCGTCCGCGGCCCGGGGGCAAGCGGCGAGGCGGCGACGTTGTACCGCGGCAGCTCAGTGCGGATCGTCTCGACCTCGGCCACTTCCGCCGCGTCCCGAGAGTCGTGCCATTCCAGCACCCGACGCTCGACGTCGCCCCACCATGGCTTTGTAGCTGCGTGCGACGCCCATCGTGCGTCGGGATCGTGAGTGATCCCGACGTACAGCAGCACGCCGGCGGCGTCGTACAGGCGGTACAGGGCGGTGCGCTTGGTCGACAGATGCGGATGAGAGCGCACTACGCCCCGCCCGTCTCGGTCTCGGCGCTGTGCCAGTACGCCGAATCGGGCCTCTCAGGGAGTTCGGCGCCGGGGCGCCGGATGTACCAGTCGATGAACGCACGCACCACCGCCGCGCGCTCGCTGCCCTGCGCCTTCACAGCGAGGTCGAAGTCGTACCACTCGCTCCCGATGCGCATCTGACGGGCGGGGGTCCTCGGCTGGTTCGGCGACATGGCCCGACTGTATTCGGGTGTAGCTACCTGCGTCATCTTCTGCCCTTTCGTCGGCCTACTTGCTCGGTGTAGCTACACCAGTTTAAGGTGTAGCTACACCTCTCAGGCAATGAGCCGGGGAGAACCGAAGGGGCGGCCCGGAATGACGACGACACTGGTCAACACCGACGGGCGTATCTGGTCGACGACGCACAGCGGGTTCGTCTTCCACGCGTTCCGCCTCGACGCGGACGGTAAGCCGGTCGCGCTGTGCCGGAAGAACGTCCGGCCGCGCTGCTACACGACCAGTCACGACGGCTGGTCGACCGCCGAGTTCGCCGACAGCACTGTCGGGGGCCGCTGCGAGCGCTGCGTCGCCAAGCTCGATGAGCTCACCGCGGACGCCGCCCCGGCCGACGAGGACGAACCCCTTCCACAGGCCGTGCAGGACGCTGCCGAGGGCGAGTTCGTCGTGCTGCCCGACGCCGACAAGGATGGCCGCACGCTCGTGTGGCGTGACCGCGACCACGCGGGCGTGATCGACGACGAGGGTCCGACCATGACGCGCGGCCGATACGCCGTATGGTCGCCGCGTGCGGCGCGACGCGACGGCGTTGTCGGGTTCTTCGCCTCGGTCGACGAGGCGGCCGAGGCGATCAAGTCCCTGTGGGCGCCGCGTGCCGTGCAGCCCACCGGCAACACCCCCACGTGCCGCGACCGGGCGCACCGCCCGTCGTGGCGGGTCGTGGTCCGGCGGGCGAATTACTCGGCGTTCAACGGCGGACGCCGCACCCCGTCGCTGTACTCGCTGCTGCGCTGCGGCACGTGCGGCGGCACATGGAGGACTAAGGCCGCGTATGTCGACGAGACGCCCGACGCCGCTTAGCTCCCAACGAAGCGGCCCCGGCCGGTGATTGCAGCACCGGCGGGGGCGTAGGACCCCGTACCCCCTCACCCCGCGAAGAGCGACAAGGACAGAGATCCGTGAAGAATCGTAGCCACCCGTCGGCGGCTGAAACGCCGCCGCCGATCCCCGGTGTCCGGTACCGGCTCGAAGAGCGCACCCGGACCGTGACGACCGTGATCAACGGCGAGCCGCGCGAGACGCCCGAGACGTATCACGTCTACGTGCCCGTACCGCCCCGCGACTTCGACCGGGCGCTGCTCGTCGGCGTCACCTCGGTCGCTGTCGCCGTCACGGCCCTGTCGGTCGCCTGGTCGACCGCGAGCATCGGCGATCTGCTCGGCACTGTCGTGATCTCCGTGATCGCCTACGGCGCGGCCGCCGTGTTCGACGCGGCATGGATCACGTGCATCGCGATCGAATGGCTCGACCGCTACGACCAGGCCCGCGCGAAGGGCGCCCGCACCGCTGGCGGGTGGGCCCTCGCGGTCGCCGTTGCCGCGATCGTCGCGCACGGCTGGATTCGCGGCAGCTTCGTTATCGGCTGCGTCGGCGGCGCTGTCTCGCTGATCGCTAAGGGGCTGTGGGTCGTCGTGATGCGGCACTTCGCCGTGCCGCTCGGCGAGGGCCCGCGGGCATGGCTGCGGCAGCGTCGCGAAGAGATCGCCGCTGAGCGCGCAATCAGTGCCGAGGTGCAGCGCCTCGACGGCGCACGGGCGTATCACGCCGCGGTGTACGGATCGACCGCCGCCACCGCGCAGCAGCTCGTCGCGCCGCAGGGGCGCAGCGAGGACAAGCCGCGGTCGGCCCCTCGCGAGGCGGGCGAGCTGCTCGCGTCCGAGTTCGCCGACATGATCCCGACGAAGGCGATCCGCGTCGTGCATGAGTCGCGGCCCGACCTCACGCCGGCCGAACTCGCCGACGTCCTGCGGCAGTACGGTCAGAACGTGACTGAGCTCGACGTCGAGCTCGTGCTCGGCGTCGCCCGGCCGACTGAGAACGCCGCACCGCGAACACCTGCGGCGCCGCAGCCCAAGACGCCCGCCCCGCGGGCGTTCGCCGACGCCGACGAGCCGCAGCCCGCGAACGACCCGGTCGACCGGATCGTCGACGACGTCCTCGCCGGGGCCGAGCTCACCGCGGCTGATGCGGTGCGGCGCGTCCGTGATGCGCTGCCCCGCCTCACCTCGACGCAGATCGCGGCGCAGCTCACCCGCCGCGGATTCGACACGGTGACCGACGGCTACGTGCGCACGGTCAACTCACGTGACCGCAGCAAGACGAAGCCGGCCGAGCCTGCCCGGCCCCGGCCGGAACCGCACGGCCCGTACCTCTAA